CCCAGAACATGGCCAACCTCTCCCCGGCCATGAAGGACCTGGAGGTCAAGCTCCGGGAGCACCAGATGGTGCACGAGCACAACACCTGCGCCCGGTGGAACTTCGGCAACGTGCGCTGCCGGACCGACGGCAACGAGAACATCAAGCCCATGAAAAACATGAGTATCGGCAGGATCGACATCACGGTGGCCTGGATCATCGCCCACGCGGCGGCTATGCTGGCGCCCCAGAACACGCTGGCAGACCGGATCCAGGCGGGCACCTGGCTCCTGTAACGGGAGGAAATCATGGTACAGCAGGGAAAGCACAGGATCAAAATCGAAGCCAAGCCCAACGGCCTGGCCACCATCGAGCTGGACGGCGAGGACGTCAGCAAGAACTGCGTCGGTTACAGCATCGAGCACGAAGCCGGAAGCTACGCCGTAGTGGAGCTGCGGTACAAATTCTGGGGCTCGGCAGAGCTCAGCGGGACGGTGGAGATGTCACCCACCGGTTTTGTCCCGCATGAGCAGATGGAGGACGTCTACGGCCCGCCGCAGGAGGGGAAATCATGACAAGAACAGCCTACACGGGGACCCGGGCCGTGATCTACACGGGAACCCGGAACCTCTACGAGCACATGGTGCCGGCCATGCGGAGCCTGCTGAAGCACGCCCATGTGGACCGGATCTACCTGATGATCGAGGACGATGCGTTCCCTTATCCGCTGCCGGAACAGGCGAGGATCCTGAACGTCCGGGATCAGACGGTCTTCCCGCCGGAGGGCCCCAACTATACCACCCGGTTCCGGCCCATCTGCATGATGCGGGCGGCCTGCGCCCGGGTGCTGCCCTCCAGCCTCAAGCGGGTGCTGCAGCTGGACGTGGACACCATCATCGACGACAGCATCGACGAGCTCTGGGACATGGACCTGACCGGGAAATGGTTCGCGGCGGTGCCGGAGCATCTGGGCACCTTCAAGCCCTACGGGCCCAGGTACTTCAACGCCGGCGTCATGATGCTGAACCTGGCAGAGATCCGGAAGGACCGGATCACCGGGGAGCTGGTGCGGATGCTGAACACCGAGCAGGTCCCCTACATCGACCAGGACGCCTGGAACAAGGCCGCGGCGGAGCATCCGGAGAAGGCGGCGGAGCTGCCGGTCCGGTTCAACGAGTGCTTCGTCACCGGCTACACCGACCGGCCGGCCATCGTCCACTACGCAGGATGCACGGACTGGACCACCAGCTCGTCCATGTTCCGGGTGCAGTACCGGGATAAGTACCGGGCCTTGCTGGATCCCTGGGAGGCGATTCACCCATGAAGCTGATGATCGCCATCCCCACCATCGACTATATGCACTTCGCTTTCGTCCGTTGTCTGGCGGCGCTGATCGAGCACCTGAAGGACCGGGGCACAGATTACGAGCTGGCCTTCCGGGGCAACACCATGGTGTACATGGCCCGGGACGATCTGGCCAGGAAGGCCATCGCGGAAGGCTTCACCCACGTGCTGTGGCTGGATGCGGACATGATCTTCCCGGAGACCATCGTGGAGGATCTGCAGCGGTCCGGGAAGCCCTTCATTTCCAGCGTTTACGCTGCCAGGCGTCCGCCCCACCGGAGCTGCGTGTTCACCAGCCTGTTCCCGGTGGAACGGCCGGCGCCGGACGCCTACCCGGAGGACGTCTTCGAGATCCACGGCTGCGGCTTCGGCTGCGTGCTGATGGAGACGGAGATCCTGAAAAAGACCGGCTTCTACACCGGCCTGCTTTTCCTGCCGGACGGCGCCTTCGGGGAGGATCTGAGCTTCTGCCAGCGGGCCAGGAGCCAGGGCTTCCGGATCTGGTGCGACCCGAACGTGGTCTGCGGGCACATCGGACAGATGGCGGTCTATCCGGAGGCCCAGTTCTACCAGGAGTGCGAGGGCACCGGGTACCTGGGGGTTTACGGATGAGCGCGGAGCAGTTGGTGATCGACACCGCCAGCGGGCAGCTGGGGCTGTTTGACGAAGCGGAAGAATACCAGGCGTTCACGGAGAAGTTCAAGGCAAAGAAGACCACGGACGACTGCTACACCCCGGAAAACATCCACGAGGCCGTGATGGCCTGGGTGGAGCAGGAGTACGGCATCGGCCGGGAGCATTTCCTCCGGCCCTTCTGGCCGGGCGGAGACTACCAGGCCGGGGTCTATCCGCCGGAGGACGTCGTGGTGGACAACCCGCCCTTCTCCCTGCGGAAGCAGATCGTGGACTTCTACATGGCCCGGGGCGTGCGGTTTTTCCTCTACTCCCCCGCCCTGACGCTGCTGACCCGGCGGCATGACGTGTGCCATATTGCCGTAGGCGTCTCTGTGACCTATGAAAACGGGGCGGAGGTGCCCACCAGCTTCGTGACCAACCTGGAGTCATCCGTCCTCCGGACGGCGCCGGAGCTCTACCGGGCTATCAGCCAGGCGGATCAGGAGAACCGGCGGGCACTCCACAGGAGCCTGCCGAAGTACATCTACCCGGATCATATCGTCACGGCAGCCATCGCGCAGCGGTGGTGCAAGTATGGCGTTGACTGGTCCGTGAGCCCGTCCGATTGCAGGACAATCGGCGAGCTGGACGCCCAGCGAGCGGCCGGAAAATCCATTTTCGGCTACGGGCTCCTGTTATCAGAGCGGGCAGCCGCAGAGCGGGCAGCCGCAGAGCGGGCAGCCGCAGAGCGGGCAGCCGCAGAGCGGGCAGCCGCAGAGCGGTGGAAACTGTCTGAGCGAGAAATGCAGATTGTCCGGGCTCTGGGCGCGGACGCGAAGGAGGAACAACCATGAAAAACAACCTGATCCGGGATCTGATGATCGTGATCCTGTTTTTCGGCGCCCTGGCACTGATCACCTACGGCGCTTTCCTGATCTTCCGGCCTCTGGCCTTTGTGGTGCTTGGTGCGGCGGCGCTGTATCTGGCGGCCTGCGTGAGCCGGTCCGGAGATTAGATTGCCGCGCCGTCCCCCAGACGGCCTTAACATGACAGAAAGGGGTAATGCGTATGAGAATCAGCGAGGCGCTGATGCGCCCGATCGTGGGCGGCGGGATCCGGTCCCCTACCCCGGCACGCCGGGACGCGGTGACCATCAGCACACCGGGCATCGTCTACGGCGGCAGCAGCAGCGGGGCCACGCCCCAGGGCGCCCAGAGCCTGAGTGCGGTTTTTGCGGCAGTGGAAATCCGCAGCGATGACATGAGCGTGCTGCCGGCCTACGTCTATAACACCAAGACGCGGCAGCGGGTGGATCATCCGATCCTGCAGCTGCTGAGTGTGCGGCCCAATCCCATGATGACCGCCAGCGTCCGGAAGAAGCTCCTGGAGCGGAGCGTGCTGCTGGAGGGCAACGCCTACGACTGGATCATCCGGGACCCGGTGAGCCGGAGGCCGGCGGAACTGATCCCCATGCCGGGGCATCTGGTGACGCTGAAGGTGGATCCGCAGACCCTGCGCGTTTGGTATGACGTCAAGAACCCCTATACCGGGGAAGTCTTCCGGCTGCCGGAGGAGGACGTGAACCACTACAAAGGGCCTTCCGATGACGGACTCACAGGCATGGCCGTCCTCACCTACGCGGCCCAGACCATCCAGGCGGGGCTGGCGGCCCAGAGCTACAACCGGGCCTTCTATGAGTCCGGCGGCCAGCCCGCGGGCATCCTGACGGTGGAAGGCGACTTCTCCGGCTACGTCAAGGACGCAAATGGCCGGGACACCGAGAAGACCCAGAAGGACGCCATCCGGGAGGAGTGGGAGCGGATCCACTCCGGCCCGGACAACGCCCACCGGATCGCGGTGCTGGACTACGGCATGAAGTACCAGGCCCTCTCGATCTCCCAGAAGGACGCGGAGTTCATCGCCCAGATGAACGCCACCGTGGAGGACATCGCCCGGTTCTTCTGCGTGCCGCTGTACAAGCTCCAGGCCGGGAAGCAGTCCTACAACTCCAACGAGCAGAACGCGATCGAGTACATGCAGAGGCTGCAGCCCCGGGTCACCCAGATGGAGGAGGAGCAGACCTGGAAGCTGCTGACCCCCAGCGAGATCCGCGACGGCCTGGAGATCCGCTACAACATGATGGCGGTGCTGCGGAGCGACTCCGAGAGCCGGGCCAGGTACTACCAGACCATGATCCAGACGGGCGCCTACAGCGTCAACGACGTGCTGGAGCTGGAGGACAGGCCGGCAGTGGAGGGCGGCGACGATCACATGGCGTCGCTGAACTACGTGCCGCTGAGCGTCTGGAAGAAGCTGAGCATCCAGCGCAACGGCGGAGGAGGTGAAACGACTTGAACCTGAGACTGAGCGGAGAGG